ATGAAGCTATAGACAAGATAATGAATGACCTTTTAAGGCTGTGTAAGAAGCATAATGTGTGGATCGGCCTAATTAGTCACTTACGTAAGACAGATAATAAGGGGAAAAGTTTTGAAGAAGGTAAATTACCATCAATGGATGACATCCGTGGGTCAGGTTCTATTAAACAAATCAGTATGGACATTATCGCTTTTGCTAGAAATGTTGGGTCGGCTGTTCATGACGAGCGCAACACTATTAAAACAAAAGTGCTCAAATGCCGATACACAGGTTTAACAGGACCAAGCGGTAGTCTTTATTATGAGTTCGAAACAGGTAGACTATCTAAAGGATCTGACCAGTTTGAAGAACAATCGGAAGGAGTTATGCGAGTATGATGAATGATCAAACGCTTGTATTAATGTCGATTGTATATCAGATGTTAGAGAAAGACCCTAATATAGATGGATTCAATCCGTTTGTACAAGAATACTTAGAAGGGTTGGCAGAAGAATTAAACGAGATGACTGAAGAAGAACAGAATCATGTTTATTTTTATGCTGACACCTTCTTTAATAAAATAAACAATGTAAAAGAGGTGTTACACTAATGGAAGAAATTTTTAAAAAATTCATGGACGAAGGTTATACAAATAAACGATTTGAAAAATGGGTAAATAATCCCAATGTAAAAAAGATTTATAACCCTGAACAATTAGAGTCTATTAAAAAGATGTGGAAAGGTACTCCTATAGAGAATATCGTAGATGCAAGCGTAGACCTTCAAATCGAAATTGCAGAAGAAATTATGGAAACTTCTAAAGAAACCTTAGAAGCACTTGCTAATATTAAGCCAAAAACAAAACCACGTAATAAAAACAAATAGGGAAAATAAAATGCAACCATACGAAAGTTTCATCCATCTTTCTCGTTACTCACGTTTTCTAGATGACGCAGGTCGTCGTGAGACATGGGACGAGACTGTAGATCGACTCGTAGGATTTTGGAAAGAACGTGTCGGTACAAATACTGTTACCGAAGCGGAATATTCAGAACTTCGCAGTGCTATCTATAATCGTGAAGTAATGCCTTCTATGAGGGCTATGTGGAGCGCTGGCAAAGCTCTTGAACAAAATCATTTCCGTGGTTATAACTGTAGCTTTGCTGCGGTTGATCATATCCGTGTATTCGATGAGATTCTTTTTATTCTCATGGCAGGTACAGGTGTTGGTTTTTCTGCTGAAGCTAAATACGTAAACAAATTACCAATTATTAACGATACCTTTACGGAGACAGAACGTGTTATCAGTATTGAAGACAGTGCAGAAGGTTGGGCAAAGGGCTTACGAAAGCTTGTTGCTGAACTATACTTGGGTAACATTCATCAGTGGGATTACAGCCGTATTCGTCCTGAAGGTGCTCGCCTAAAAACAATGGGGGGTCGGGCCTCTGGACCAGAGCCTCTTAAAGACTTATTCTTCTTTATTACAGAGATGTTTAGAAAGGCTTCTGGGCGTAAGTTGCGCCCTATTGAAGTTCATGACATCGTATGTAAGATTGCTGAAGTAGTCGTAGTGGGGGGTGTACGCCGTTCAGCGCTGATTTCTCTATCAGACCTTGGAGATCCCGAAGTGCGGGATTGTAAGTCTGGTCGTTGGTGGGAGACTGAACAACAACGTGCATTGGCTAACAACTCTGCTTCTTATGAAACTAAACCTTCTATGGCTGTATTTATGGACGAATGGATCGCCCTTATGAAGTCTGGTTCCGGTGAACGTGGTATTGTATCTCGTTATGGGTTGCAAGATATGTCGCCAGAACGGCGAGATGGAGATAAGATTGTTGGTCTTAATCCTTGTGCAGAAATTGCTCTCCGCAGTAATCAACTATGTAACCTTACAGAAGTTGTATGTCGTGAAAATGATACGGCAGAAGACTTGAAACGTAAAGTTCGTATTGCTGCTATACTTGGTACGCTACAGGCCTCTTTAACTGATTTCAAATATGTACGTAAGATTTGGCAAAAGAACTGTGAAGAAGAAGCGCTCCTAGGTGTTTCCTTGACTGGTATCCAAGATTGTAAAATTCTTCGAAAACCAAAGCCAGAGTTACTTGAAGAAATGAAAAATGAGGCTATTAAAGCTAATGAGGAGTATGCTGCAAAGCTTAATATCAACCCTGCCGCCGCCATTACAACAGTTAAGCCGAGCGGCACTGTTTCTCAGCTTGTCGATAGTGCTTCTGGTATTCATGGACGTTTTGCGCCTTATTATATTCGGGCTGTACGGCAATCCAACAATGATCCCTTGACTGCTTTCTTAAAAGACAAAGGTGTTCCTAACGAAGAAGACGTTATGAATCCAGCTAAAACCACAGTGTTCTACTTCCCTATTAAATCACCAGAAGGGGCTACTTTAGCTAATGAACAAACAGCTATTGAGCAATTGGAAAATTGGTTGCTGTTTAAGAAGCATTGGGCAGAACATTCGGTGTCTGTGACTATCTATGTTAAAGAAGAGGAATGGATGGAAGTGGGTGCATGGTGTTATAAGCACTTTGATGCTCTTACTGGTATTTCTTTCCTGCCTTATTCTGATCATACTTATGCGCAAGCCCCTTATACTCCTTGCACATACCATGAGTTCCTCGCTGCTACATCGGCAATGCCAAAAATTGACTTCTCTGAACTGTCTAACTATGAACAAGAAGATAATACAGAGGGCGCTCAAACTTTAGCTTGTGGAGCGGGTGGTTGTGAGATCTAAAGATTTTTGGAAAATAGCTGCCGTTAAAGAACAATTATCTCCTTGTATAAAGGAATGTAAACTAGAGGGTGCCTACTGCGAGAGTTGTGGTAGGCACCAAGATGATATCAGAATGTGGTCCACTTACTCTAACGATAAACGTAAAGAGATTATGGAAAACATAAAAAAGAAAGATTAGATATATGAAAACCTTCGGAAAGATTATCGGTGCCTTATTGGGCTATACAATTAGCGCAACTGTAACAGTCTATGTAGGGCTTAATGTGTTGAAGTGGCTTGGGTTAACTTTGGTGCTATGACTGAAATTATAGACCTTAACGAAAAGAGGCTTGAGAGTGAAGAAAAACTAGAAATCAGCCAAGCAATGGAAAATCACAACTATGTTATGGATATTTGTGATGATATCTTTGAATATGGGTCTGTACTTATAACTCAAAGCATTGACGGTAACGCTCAAATATCTGTTAGTGGAATCGAGCTAGAGGAGGTCTTAGAAATGCTTGTAGCCTGTGCGCTTAAGATTCAAAAAGAATAATGTTTGTTGCATTACTTATATATTGCAACTTAGAGCTTAATACTTGCAAACCCGAAGTACATAATACTATATTTAAGAAAGAACAGAGGTGTTATGAATTTCTAGCTGCAGGGATTAAATATTATGAAAGTCAAGGGAGTATAGTCCCTGTGTATAAATGTGTTAATCTACTCGAAAACGAGTTAGATGAAGGAGTATAAAATGAGTTGGTTCTGGAGATATGTTAACTACTTGGCGACTTGGCGTGACCATCGTGAAGCAGTAAAACAACTTAATAAGCTATCAGATAAACAGCTAAAAGATATTGGAATTAATCGAGCTGACATTGATCGGTTAGTATGGTTAGAAGAAGATAAAACAATGAGAGGTCGTGGATAATGACTAATGAAAATATGGAAGAAAAGTTGGATGAACTTGTAGAAGATATGTTTGAGACTTATATCGAGGATGGATTTGATTTTAATACAGATCAATCTCTTAATGATATTTTCTTCATGATCTTCAATGATGCTGTTCAAATGACACTTAAGGTGTTGGAAGAGAACTCTGAAGAGGAAGAGACAGAAGAGTAATGTTATATGTCATTGGTAAAGACGATTGTCCTTGGTGTGATAAAGCTAAGGAACTACTTGATAAAAACCACACTCAATACGTATATAAAAATCTTAGTACTCTTTTTCCTGAAAAAAGAAAAGCTTGGAAAGATTTTATTAACAACGAACTCTCTAAGACTACTGTTCCTGTTGTTATTAATGTTATTGGTGGTTACTCAGAACTATCGGAGTTAATGGATGACTAAAAAACCAACAGGTAAACCTAGGGGAAGACCCTCTACTAAGGTTAAGCTGAAACATAATCCTAAGTCTGCTCGACAAGACTTCCTCAAGAAGTTTAAAGATTTAGATTCAATAGGTATCTATGGTGTAGATAAGTTTACAACAGAGATTATAAACCATTTATGGGAAAACCCTGAGATTAGTTTTCATGTGACTGATAGTAATCGTTCTCGATTAGATAACTCTAATAGAGCATTTGGTCAAAGAAGCTTTTCTATGTATCGTTGGAACGTATACCCTGAATCCGGGTTTATTGAACAACCTTTAGTAGAGGCTATTATAGTTTCAAAAGATTGTTGGGAAGAGGTTAACAAGAGGCCTAATCCTTATGATGTTAAGCTATTACTCTTGGAAGAAATCTAATGAGTAAGGATGTAGAGACTTTCTTCCCTTATAATCAACTTAAAGGGCATACTCTGGTAAACTTTATAGAGTTAAGGAAAACAGAACAGGGTATGTTCAGTGACATTATGGTTGTTGAGTATAAAGGTGAAGAATATGAATTGCTCTGGGATGAACATTATTCTTACTACACTGGTAAGGTTAATGGTGAAAAGGGCTATGTACTGTAAA